AAAACTGACAGAGAACGTTTCTTTGAACAGCAGCGTGAACTTGCCGCTAAGAAAGTTGCAGAGTCACGTGAGAAGAATGAAGAGTCTCGCCGCAGTATGTATGTGCGGGAGATGAAGAACGCTATCATCACACAGCGTCCGCTTAGCGGGGTTGCTTTATCTAACGGCACTACGCTTTCTGACAAAAAACTGTACGGTGAAGAGCCACAGGTTTTAGAAGAAGCAGCGGTAGCTGGAGAAACATACACGCCTAAAACAGGCAAAGTTAAAAGAGAAGTTCTGCGTGAGGAGAACCCGCCGATTGTCCCTGCGCTGCGTGCCGGACGTGTTACGCCGCAAGCGGTTGACTTACTAGGTCTTGGTATTGAGCCACGTGAATATCGTGTCGGTGTGCCTGAAGATAACGACACCCTTTTACCTGCGGTTAACAAACGTATTGAAGACTTGCAATCTCGTTGGGATGATTTGTACGTACCTGATGAGAAGATGCTTGATGCTACCGGATTGTTTACAGGTGAAGCGCAGCGTTACCTAGCGGCTGAAGGCACGCTGAATGAACTGTTTAACCTGCAGGCTGTAGCTGAACAAGCAGCTAAAGAACGTGCTGCCCCCGCTGAAAAAAGACTACTCGCTGCTGCCACTGCCGCAGAAGAACAAGGACCCCAACGCCCGGGGGAAGAGACTACTGCTGAAGACTTAGACATTGCTGTTGAGGACGCGGCTTCAAGACAAGACGATGCTTTTGATGGGTGGCGCGATGACATGGAGCGTTTGGCTTCCGGTCGTGTACTTGGTCTTAAAGGTGTGGATGTTCTTCGTGCTAAGACCAACACTGTTGATGGTTTAACTACCGAAATAAAGCAGTACCGTGCGGCGTACATTCGCGCTACGTCTGAAAAGATTGCTGCTGCTCGCGCCGCTAAGTCGCAGCCACGCATGACTGTTAAAGAACAGTTTGGTATTGAAAGAGCGATTGACCGTGAGCTTGGGCGCCTTGAGCGTAAAGCTACTGAGAACGCCAAACGTTGGCTAAAAGAACCTAACCACTTCAAGCCTTACACCTTAGATATACCAAGGCTTGAAAGATACCTTGAGCGGATTACGCAACCGTTAGAGAACCCGAAGTTCAAAGGAACGGTATCTAAGATTCCTTCTCCTGAAAGAGAAAAAGACCGTCCTCCTTTTGCATTACAACCGTCGCCTGCTGGCGAGGAAGTACCGACAGAACCAACGGGGTTACGTGCGTTTGCGCTAAAGAAAATTGATCAGGCGTTAAACGTAAAAGATATGCGCACAGATGTTCGTGCGGCTTTGGAACAGGCGGGGCGTGTACTTGAAACAAACAAAGGTACCCCTGAACTAGCACGTGCCGCGCTTGAACAAGCTAATCGTACCATCATGGGGCTTGATCCACTGCTTGGTCCTGCATTTAATGTTGAACAGAACCTACGGTTAAACCGTGCCGCTGCTGCAGGTAAGGGGTATGCGGCGCGTGCGCTTGAACGTTTTGAGCAAAGAGCAGTACCGCCTAACCTTTCTTACTTACAAGACTTGCTACAACAAGAAGGCACGATCCGTGAAGAGGGCGGTACTCAAGGCGAATTGTTTGCGCCAACACAAAAGCAAAAAGAAGCACAGCTTAAAGAACAGATTGCCGGTAGGGGGGAGAAAGTCCTGCGTGGTGAGAAGGGTCCTGTGGCTACAGCCACGATGTTTGGCAACATTGACCGTGTGACTAAACTGTTTAAGACCGTGCAGGCTAAGAAACAAGAAGCACAGGATGCGGGTATTAAAGCTTTGCGTAAGCAGATTGATGTACTGCGCAGGGGATTAAAACTAATAACAACGGAAGGCAAGATCGACACAGAAGGTTACACGTCTTCTAAAGATCTTGCGCAGATGCAAGCTTCTATTGAGGGTTTTCAAAAACAACTTGCTGAGTTAGAAGCTAAGCGTGCCGAAGTTACTACTACAACGCAACAGGCTATTCGTGAAAAGAATATCAAAACGTTCCTTGATTCCGCTAAGGTCAAAGCCCTACGCAAAGTAGTTGATGATGTTGCCAAAGCGCAGCGTGCGCGTGATCAAGCGGTTGCCAACGCTATTATTCGTTTAAAACAAACCATTATAGAAGCAGAAACTAACGTTGCAATAAACATTGGGCAAGTGCTGGAAGAAGAACGACGCATTATCAGAGATGCTTACGCGCATGAAGCAGCGCAACTTAAGCAAGCGGCTGACTACGTTACAGAACTTGATGCGCTGATTAAAGAAAAAGAAGCCGCGATGGAAGGGTTTGAGCAGGTACTTGCAAGAGCAAAGTCTGCCGATACATTTACCTTTACAGTTAAAGAAATACCTTTTGCACGCGAACTGTTCTTCATTGATACAAAATCACGCGGTCCTTTTAGAACTGACCGAAAGAGTCTTAGTATACTTAAGCAACGAATTGCAGAGCTACGCACTGAGCGCGCGGACCTGCGCAAAATTCTTGACACAGCAATAGAGAACAAAGCCAAGGTTGAAGAGAAAATACTACCGCCGGAGGCGCGTGTCAGTGAAGTAATGTCTTCTTTAGGTGACGTTTTACAGCAAGTAATTGACCAAGACATCCGTGTACAAACAGCTAGAAACCGTCTTGGATTATTGCAGCGCATGCTAGCGCGCGCTGAGACAAAACTTAAACCGGAAATAGCCGCGCAAGTGCAAGCAGCGCAGAGAGAACTATCTACGGCTAATCAAGCGCAATACAAAGTTGAAAGCAAACTTGAAAAAGCACAAGCCAGTTTGAAGAAGCGTGGCATTGTGAAGACCGTGCGCCGTGTGGAAGCTTCGGACATTGGTGTGCAGGTTGGGCGTGCGCGTGTTAAGAAAGAATTGGATAAAGTTAAAGCGCAACTAAAAGAAGCAACTGGTGAAAAACGTACTGAGCTTGCTGCTAAAGCGGATGACTTACAAGAGCAGCTTGATACTGGTAACTTCCCTGTTGTTACTCAATTACGCGAACTTGTTCAAGAAAAAGTTGTGCCGCTTACAAAACGTATTCGTGCTCTTGCCAAACGTATTGAAGAAACAACTGATCCCACCGCTAAGCAGAAGCTACAACAGGAGCGTGGTCGGTTAATTAACGAACGCGAAAAAGCTAAAGAAGGAGTGCGTGTTCAGCGCACAGTTACTACGGTTGAAGGGTTGGAACGTGTTGTTGCGCCGGATGAATCGCCTGCTTTACAGATGGCTTTATTCCGTTTGCCTAGCCAGTACCGTGCTGCTGTAACTAAACGTGAGAACATTAAACAGCAGTTGGCTGGCACCAAAGATCGGATTGGTGCGCACGTTGGGCGCAAGTGGGTTAAGAAAGAACTAGAGATAGTTAAAGCGCAACAAAAAAAAGCAACTGGTGAAAAACGTGTTGAGCTTACTGCCAAAATAAAAGCTTTACAACAGCAAATTGATACTAATAACTTTCCTGTTGCTGCGCAAATACGCGAACTTGTTCAAGAAAAAATATTTCCTCTTACGGAACGTATTAATTCTCTTGGTAAAATTATTGAAAAAACTACTAACCTCCCCGCTAAGCAAAAGCTACAAAAGGAACGTAGTAAGTTAGTTAACGAGCGTGCAAAAACTAAGGAAAGCATACGTACTCAAGTTGCGTTGGAAAATAAATTTAAAGAAGCCACTGCCGAAACAGATCGGTTGAAACAACGCGCGGATAAGTACGGTGTTATGTTGGATGTATGGACACCTGACGGATGGAAACCCGCACGAGCAGCGGCAACCAAACAAGTTGAAGATCTGCAGAAAGCTATTGCCGCAGAAAAGTCCGCATCTATTTCTGAGAAAACCAAGGGACCCCGCACTAAAAGGCTACGCTCAGGTACGGCTGATCAAGTGCTTGATGCTTGGGAAGAGTTGCAGCAAGCACCATCGGATCGCCCTGCGTTGCGTGAATCAAATGGTACAGGTCTTGACCTTGATAAAGCGGACGACATCATTAAGAAAGTCCGCGACAAGATGCCCAAGGGTACGAACTTTGTGTACTCACGCACGGTTGGAGACATCCCGCTTTCTTTGATGCGCCGCTTTGAACGTGCTGGTATACAGGTACTTAACGATAATGGCACACCGGCTATCGCGGGTGCTGTGTTTGCTGACGGTACTGTGTTTGTTTTAGGTGAAGGGCACACCGGCGTAGAAGATTTCCAACGCACCATTGCGCACGAGATGATTGGTCACTTGAGCGCTGAAAATCTGATGGGTCCTGAGCAGTTGAAGAAGTTTACGGCAGAGTTGTTTGCCAAAGGTGACAAGCATGTAGCTGAACTAGCCAAAGCGTTGGGTGTGTACGACGATGTGCAGGGTGCACTGTATACGTTAGGTAGTTCAATCCAAAACAAGGAACAAGCGCAGCTTGCTATTGTGCGAGAGATTATTGCGCACGCATCGGAGGGTCGCGCTGTTCCGCAGTCAGCCGTGGAGTCGGTTAAGAATCTATGGCGTAGGTTAGTAGCATACGTGCAGCAGGCGTACCGCAACCTTGGGTTAGACGCTGTTGTTAAGGAAGATGCTAAGACAATCCAAGCGTTGATCAAAGATGCCTACGCTTCATACGCTGACCAACGGATTGGCGCGTACCGTGCGCCGGGTGGTGACGTTGCTTTGCGTACACGTTCAGTGCCCGGAGAGAATACGCCTGAGTCGTTTACGGATCTTGCCAAAGATATGATTGTGCAAGACAAGGGTATGTCTAGTCGGTTGGCTGCGCGTGGGTCAGGGCTTGACTTTACTACAAGGTACATCGACCGCCTTGCGCCTGTGCAAGAAATTGCTGGCAGCATGGAAGATAGCAACGCCGCTACGCAGATGATGTATGACCTGCGTATGTACGATCAGCGTATGGACTTTACCAGTTCTGTTGCTACCCACGGTTACTTGTCTATTGATACCGAAACAGACGCTAAGACCGGCGAGAAGTTTTCTGTGTACAACGTACACGATGGCGCAAACCTTGTTGAAGTTGCTAAGCTGCTTGGTAAGGCTAAGCTAGGTAACGCTACGTATAACGAGCAGATGTTTACTTTGTACGTGGCGGGCTTGCGTGGGCGCGAAGTTGGGTTCAACAAGTTGAACTTTAACCCTGAGATGCAGCTACGCATCAAGCAGTTCATGGAGCGGTTGGAGTCTGACCCTACGTTGAAGGAAGACTTAGCTATATTCAAAGAAGCTGCGGATGTGTACAGCAAGTACAACAAAGGATTGATTAACTTCTTGCAGCAGTCCGGTGCTATCTCTAAGGAGAAAGCTGCGGAGCTAAACAGTATTAAGAACTACATTCCCTATTACCGCGCAAGCAAAGACGGCGGGGTGAACCTGTTCTTAGACAAGGAAGAAGTGTTCCGCGTTGGTGACTTAAAGAACCAACCGCACTTAAAGGAATTGATTGGCGGGGACGAGGCAATCTTCAGCGCGTTCAATAGCGCCATCATGAATACCCACATGATCGTGGACATGGGGTTGCGCAACGTTGCCACTAGGCGTACGGCTAACGCTTTGCAAGATCTGCATCTAGGAAAGATTGCAAAGGGCGAAGGTCCTGCTAAGCGCCCCGATGTGTTGCGCTTCAAGAGCGATGGCACAGATTACTTCATGATCGTTGAGACTGAAGGCACGGCGTTTGAAGGTGTAGACCCTGAGCTATTGGTCAAAGGTATGGAGGGTGTCGCTACTCTGCTGCCAACCTACGTTCAGATCTTGTCGATGCCTGCGCGTGCGTTGCGTAAGATGATTCAGTTGCCGCCTACCTACGCAGTCAATCAGATCATTAAGGACTCAATCGCAACTAACTTTACTACCGGCGCTGACACCGTACCAATCATTAGCGCAACGGCAGAGTTTGCCAAGATCATGGCGGGTAAGAGCACAGGGGAACAAACCCTACGCAAGAGCGGTGTCCTTGCTAGTAACATACTGACAGGTAGGAAAGAAGATTTCCCTGTCATCCTGCGTGAGATCCAACGAGGTAGTGGGTCGTTCAGTGCTATCGCTGCGATGGAGAACTTTGGGCGTAAGGCAGACTCGGCTAGCCGTGTGGTGTTGTACAACAGCTTCTTGAAACAAGGGTTGAATGAGATGGAAGCGCGGTTGGCTGCGCTTGAATCGCTGAACTTTAACAAGCGCGGTATCTCGCCAACCATGTATCACCTGAACATGATGATTCCGTTCTTTAACTCTAGTTTGCAGGGTTTGAACGTACTGGTCAAAGCGTTTAAGGGAACGATGCCGTTTAACGAACGCTTGCAGGTGCAGCAGAAGTTGTTTGTTCGCGGCACGATGCTTGCCGCCATGACGTTAGCGTACGCTGCGGCTGTGTCTGATGAGGACTGGTATAAGGAGTTGCCTGAAGAAGATAAGCTGCGGTACTGGTTTATCAAGCTGCCCAATCAGAACGAAGCTGTCCGTATCCCGATTCCGTTTGAGATTGGTTTGATCTTCAAGGCGATACCGGAAGCGTTGGCAATTGCCATGAGCGACGATAAGGAAACCGCGCCTGTACTAAAAGCGTTGGGTAACTTGGCGCTAAGCTCACTGCCGGTGTCACCAACCAACATGATACCGGCTGGCGTTAAGCCCTTGGCTGAGACGTTCCTTGCCAACAAGTCTTTCTATACAGACAAGCCTATCGAAACGCGGCGTGAGGAAAGCCTTACACCTGCTGAGCGCTACCGTGAAAACACCACGGAGTTGTCAAAGGTTATCGGTTCGTTTGGTATCGGCGTATCGCCTGTGCAGATGGATCACTTGATCTATGGCTATACATCCGGTCTTGGGTTGATGTTGGTTGGTATGCTGAACCCTGTGTTTGAGGGAACAACTGGCGTACAGAAAGGCGAGAAGCCTGACACAACGCTCAAACAGATACCGTTTGTTGGTACGTTCGTTGAACCGTTGGATGGGCGTGGGTTAGTTGATCGCACGTATAACTTCTTGGAAGATGCCAACCAACACGAGAACACGTTTAATAAAATGGTAAACGAAGGGCGGATTGATGAAGCTAGATCCTTCCTTGCATCGTACGAAAGAGAAGTTGTATTCGGTAGCTACGCAGAGAAGTTTAAGTCTGAGATGAAAAAGATTACCGAATTTGAACGTGCTGTGCGTAGTGACGAAAAATTGTCAGGCGCAGAGAAACTCAAGTTGTTAACGCAGCTTAAGGAAATGAAACGAGATACGGCAAAAGCTTTTACTAGCGCACGCGAGTAAACAGTACGCCAACCTTACCGCCCTTGACCCCGATGGAGCACGTGCCTTTCATGTTGTAGTGCATGGCGGCGCGTAGCCCATCGGACTTAGTTTCTAGTGGGTTCAAGCTTGGCACAAAGAAGCGTGCGTTAACGCCCACGTGTTGCCAAGGGTAATGAACTTTAATCTTCCTCATCCTCTTTCGGTTTATCTACTAGCGTTGATTCGGGGCGGCAGATCTTGATTGTGTTCACGCGCATCTGCGGTCCTTTGGTCTTGCTCAGCATATCTTTCTTGATGTAGTCAATCGTATACATGCGCTCCAGTTCTTCTTTGAAATCGCTGTACCCAAACGACATGCTTGAACAGTAGCTCTTAAGTAGCTGCTCCTCGATGAAGTAGTTCACGTGCCCCGGCGTTACGTTGTGCTCTACCCTACCTGCGATCTCGCTGCGCGTTATAGTCTGATCAATCACCCCTTGCTCACCTAGTGTGGCAACCATCGCCCCCTCAATAGCGCGGACGATAACGAAGCGACCAAAGAACTCTCGTGTGTAGGAGTTGAGTACATCTTCTGCTGTCCGTACGTTAGCGCGGAGTGCAGCACGTGCCTTATCGACAAGCCGCTTCAAAGCTGCAGTGAGTGCAGCCACAGGTACATCAATGATGTTGGAGTACTTAGACCCAAGGAGAATGTAGCTAGTGACACAGCACGCTGTGCCGCCATGCCAAAAGCGTTCCTCGTTCCTAAAGTTAAAATCAATCTTCAAGCGTTTATAAACTTCTTCGTACACTACCTTTGCAAGATCACGGTTCACTGCTAGCCACGCAGCATACTGCGCACCCGCCACACCGAAGTGGTCACGCAGGGACTTAACGATCTCGACCTCATCGCCAGCAATATCAATCGACTCTCTTGGATTCCACTCAAGCATACGCTGCACCTCACCGTGGGATGAGTGCTTACGTGCACCAGTCATGTAGTCAAGGGCAAAGGTGTTGGATGACATGAACGCTAGCAGTGACCACACTGACAGGTTCAAGCGTTCCTTGTTAGCACCGGACTCCATCCTGTCCTTGCCCTGCCCCTCGCTAAGATCGAAACAGAACTCAGGGAACCATTCAAAGTCAGTGCGGTTCTTCGCTGTGATCTCATCACTTAGCAACGGCAGGTTGCCCAACAAACCCGCCCTCTGCTGCATAGCTACGCTTGACGTACTCTGCTTGGAACGGTAGCGCACAGGGTGTCCCCATACTGACGCGCTAAGTCCTACTGCCAGTGACTTACCTGTGCCTGACTTGGTTGAACCTGCATGGAACACGAGCGCATCGAGTCCAGTGAACGGCATCAGCGGTGAACCAAACCCTACGCCCAAACCTAGTGCCAACACGTCATACATCTCGCGGTGTATCAACCACTGTGGGTACCGCTTCCATCCTTCCAACGTACCACGTGGGCGGGACACAGCCACAAGGTTCTCAAGCCCCGGCATCGGGATCGTCCGCGATGTGCCATCAGGTGCGTAGATTTTGTTGTGGTGTACGAACGACCCATCGTCTTGCCACCCCATACTGGATGGGATGCGGATTGCTTTCTTGCTAGCAGATATATCTTCAACGCAAGCGCGGACATAATCAAACAAGTTCTTGTCGTTGCCCGACCCAAACGCAGCGATGATGTTCTGCGAAGCGAGCGTCTTGACTGTATCGTCTTTACTAACCGCCGCCTTCTGCGGTAACAGGATCTCGGTTGATCCTTCGGGGCGCATGGCAACCATGTGAACAAAGTGTTCGCCCTGCTGATTCAGTATGTCCACCGCAAACATATCGTATGGTAGTACCAGTACGTGTTTGGTAATGCTGTTGCCCTCGGCATCCTCATCCTTCTTCTCAAGGTACACGCCGCCATTCTTACCATACGAGAACCCACGTGGGGGACTGGGGCGCATCACGGTCTGTGGTGTGATCTGCGATAGCGTTGTCTCGATGACAATTTCTTTAGGCGCGTTGTCTGATTGCAGTTCGTTGCCCAACGCTAGCGGGTTAGTTATCTTGCCGAAGTGCGAACACGAGGTACACACGCCGGGGTTTTCAGTATCAAATTTTGTGCATGGATACGGACCCTTAATCTCACGTAGCTTCTGACGCATACGCGCTTCAGGGTAGGGGTGCATCGCGGATAGCTTTGACGCTGCCTTCTCGCCATCTTCACACGACTTAGCAAGCGATAGCAGTCCACGCCACAGCGGTTCCATCCCATCGTCGCTTGCGTTCTCAAGGTAGTACTTAAGCTGACCGCAGCCTGAGCCATTTGCTGTGCGCACCAAGATGTTTTTGAACAACGTAGTGCTGTTGCTTTGTAGCAGGTTGCTTGTCGTTGTGGCACGTGCCTTAGCTGTAGGTTTCTTGCCGGGTAGGAACCCACCTTCGGGTGCAGCCTTGCCTGTTAGCTTCTCTTTGATAGCAGCAGCTACGGTAGCGAACGGAATGTGTGCGGGTTGCCCTTCCTGCAGGATCTTCACAGGGCGAGGGTTGTCCTTCATCTTCCAGTTCGTCGTGCCCGGCACACGCAACACACGCGCAGCATCCGCAGTGACAGTAAAGTCAATCCGCAGATCATTCTCAAGACACAGCTTCTTTAAGTTCTCAGCAACAGGTTTCCAAATCTCTATACTGATGTTCTCATCGAACGACCAGTACACATGGATACCACCACCTGACGACACGATCCACGGTGCGCATAGCTTGTCTAGGTTGGTCTGCTGTAAGAAGTTATGAAACGCATCGAGCGCTTCTTGTTGTGTCTTAAATTTCTTTGGGTCTACGTCATCACAATCAAGATCAAGGAATAGGGCACGCATGTACCGTGCATTCACAGCCGTGCGTGTACCCGCCTTGTCGAATGTGGCGAGAGCAAAATAGGTATTGAATCGGTTCGTATTAAACCGATCAAGCGCAGTACTTAGATCCGTAAGCGAGTCTGCAAAGACGTGCTCCTTCTTAGGGGAGTCGAACTCTGCAAGACAATACACGCCTTCAGATGGCAGTACCGCCGCTAGGAAATCCAGCGGTTGCATAGGTATCTGCCAGTTAGTCGTTAAAGTTAAAGTGCGCTTGTCGCGGATTAAACTCTGGGTCTGGTTTATCTTTTAATAAAGCGCGGTATCGAAGCACAAGCTCACGCTGCCATTCAACAGGCAAGCCCGTGGGTTCTGCCCATACGTGGTGATCTACGAACCGAGCGAACTCCTCGTCGGTCATGTACGAAGTTTGAACTCTTGACATGCTTTGCTCCATGCGTCATCGGCATTAGTTGTTTCGGTTAGGATGCGTAGCAGAACCTTGACGCGCGGGACGTATGCAGGAGACACAGCGCGTACGCCAAGCATCCAGTTATAAACAGACTGGCGCGTTGCACCAACTGCTTGTGAAATACGTATCACAGAAAAGTCAAGGGACACTGCACGGCGCGCCATTTCCCCACCCAAGTTACGTGGTGAGCGTGCTATCGCTGATTTTATTTTTGTACTGTACACGCTATTAAAGGGGGAGTTGCCTCCCCCCTCCCATCATTAGTCGTCGGCATCCCAAGCGGCAACAAGATCTTTAACATCCTTCTTGACTGCAGCGGCGGGGGTTACGGTTGCTTCCTTACGCACGGTTGGTTCTTCTACTTCCACCTCTTCAGCCTTAGCTTTCTTGGCTGCAGGTTTAGGTAGTGCGAACGGCGCAGGCTTAGACTCAACACCATCTGTCTGCGCCACCGTCATTGTAATAGCACGCTTGGCATCACCAGACTGCGCTTGTTCTAAAGCAACCGCATGCTCATCGTCAGTCAACCAACGCTCCGCTTTGAAGAACAACTTAGGTGCAGATGCTTTGGTGTCAAACTTGATGCGCGTAACCACCATCTCAGGGTCAACGTTGTTCGTTGCGAGGTAGCGTGCGTATGGTTTCAGCGGACGGTTATCGCCATCCTCATCACCCCAAATGGATGCGCCGGGCACAACCAACTGAAGCACATCACCACCGATGTCATTGGCTAGCGCAACAGCGATACGCTGCGAGTGACGGCATGCACGTGAGTCACCTTGCCCACTACCCTTGGCGTTCTGCGGACAGGTAAGGCAGGAGTCCGACTGTTTGTTCTTCGCTGTTGGATCAGGCGTCTTGGCATCAGCAGACCAGCAGTCAGGTGCGGATGCGGCGGTTGCCTTCTCATCAAACTTCGCAGCGTAGAACGTACGGTTTACATCAGGTGATGCAGCTACGACCACTACATCTAAATGCCGCTCTTCGATAGCAGCAACTTCTTTACCACCAACGATCAAACGAAACACACCTGCTTTGATGGAGATGCGCTTGCCGCCGCTGTTAGTGTTACCCGCTAATGCCTTCGCGGTTTCTGATAAACCTGTGCGGTTCTTTGCGAACGCAGGGAGGTTGCCTTTCTTAACGCTAATAATGTCAGTCATGGTTGTCCTTACTTGGTTGGTTTACGCACGGAAACTACATACTCTGCTTCTGAGTTCAGACCCGGAGGCACAAGCCCCGGATTTTCTTCAAGGAACTTAGTCATGTTGGTTTGCGCGATACGCTTTTCAAACAGATCAAGCGCATCGTTCTGCATGACAAACTCTTTGAATGAATCCCAGTCTTGTGTGTAGTACCGTGTTTTCTTAGCAAGCATCACGAGTCCGTTGTCTGTACGAATCGAGGTGCTGCCTAATGCCAACATGCGATCCTTCATCTCGTTGGCAATTAAATCGCGCTGCTCTTGTAGCTCTGCAAATTTTGTTTCGTAGTCTTTTGTTAGCGTCTGCATCTGATCGCGTATGCGACGATACACTTTTGCTAACTTATCCATTGGTACTTCATCCATGTGTAACTCCTTTTTAGTTGTGTCAATTATTATACATCAACTTCTACGTTCGCTAGTTCCTCCTCATAAAGTTTAATCATGGCAACATGGTCATCAACCCGACCTGCCAGTTGTTTGAACATACGTTTCTCAATCTCACTACCTTGCAGATGCACAACGGTTACTTTGTCGGATGTCTGCCCCATCCTGTCTGTCCTTGCGGTGCACTGCAAGTACGTTTCAACGGACATGACCGGACCCCAAAACACCACGGTATCCGCAGCGGTTAAGGTCACGCCATGCGATGCAGCTTGCGGTTGAATCACTAGCACCTGCGGATCCTGTTCCTCTTGGAACTGCTTAAAGATCTGCGTGCGCTTGGTTGCTGAAACATCTCCGTGAATTTCAGCACAGGCTATGTTGTTCCTGCGCAGGTGATTCGCTATCGTGTCGATGCTGTGGCGGTACGGTGCGAACACCAACACCTTGCGTTCAGTCTCACGAAGAACTTCCTCTAGTACTGCCAAGCGAGGGGAGCAGTCGAACTCAACGACCTCACTGGTATCTGTGTATGCTGCACCTGCACTAATCTGTAGTAGCTTGTTCACGCTAGCGGCGGCGTTCACTGCACTGATAACTTCCCCTGCTGCCTGCACCATCATGCGTTCCTTCAGCATGCGGTAATACTTCAACTGCTGAGAGGTCAGTGGTACTTCGCGTGTAACTATTAGAACTGGCGGCAAGTCTAGGCACTGCGCCTTGGTGTACCGGATGGCAGGCTGCAGCGCTTCAAATACTTTGTCCTTCGCATCTTCCTTAGCCACCCACCGGAACGCTGTCACCTTGTTCATTACCCTGTCACGCCATGCAGTAGCGAACTTAGGCACGGCAGTGGGGTTTACTAATCGGGCTAGACCGTACGCATCTTCGGGTGACTGCGAGGCGGGGGTTCCGGTCATCATCCACAAGAACGTGTTGGGTGTGAGCAGTTTGTTCAACGTCTTCCACCGCTTGGTAGATACGTTCTTGTATGCGTTCGCCTCATCCACAATGATCAAATCAAACCGCCCATCCTCTTTGATGGTGTCCGCAACTAACCCCAACCCATCGTAGTTGATGATGACGATCTGATATTCCTTTTGAATAAGCTCGATGCGGCGGCGCACGTCTGTATGGTGCGCGACAACTGCGCTGCGATGGATGATGCTCTTGCCTATGTCAGCTAGCCACGCTGAACTCATGATCGACAGGGGGCACAGTATCAAGCAGCGGCGCACCTCACCACGCTTCATCAAATAGTCTGCTGCCCACAACGCAGATAGCGTCTTGCCAGTGCCCGGCTCAGAGAATACAAAGCTGCGCCGATTCAGTGTGAGGAATGCAGACGTGTCGCGTTGATGCGCGAATGGTTTGTACCTGCCGGGGAAATCATACTTCGCTTCGATAGGTGATGGCACATTACGTACGCCAAGGTTCTTCAGCACACGTGCCTCATCAAGCCCCCAATACACAGCAACTTCATACAACCCATTACCAACAGACCCCAACACTTTACTGCGTGGGATGATGTTGAACTTCTGCGGATTGCGTGTGCGTATGAGCAACGCCTTGTTGTCAACTATCTGCATCTTCAATCTTCCAACTTATTGTGATTGGTTTGTATGGTGACGCACTTGACTGAGCGTGACGCTGTTGTCCTTGCACTAACTTTCGGTGCACCAACCCAATAAGTAGCGCATGCCAAAAGGTATCCTTCTCTATCTCTGTATCCATCACCCAATCACGACCAAACTTCGCTACCCACAAGTTGCGTAGGTGCTCATCAGACGCATCGGCTAGCCCACCTAAATCAATAAGCGGTTCAATCATGCTTTGGATTAAATTCGCATGAGTTAACTTCGCACCAGCCACATAGACCCGACTGCTTTGGATTCCATACGTTGTTTTCTTTCGCTGCTGCGATGTTGGCAACTCTTTCTTTGTACTTCCACCATAGCTCATCGTATTCCTCTCTTCTTATTTTGTGCTTCACTAGTCCACCCTTAACAACGAACAGCAACCCACCATTTACCTGCACCACATTAGGGAAGTACGTCATCACCATCAGTGCCATCAACTCTAGCTGCGACTTGTCGGGGTACTTGTTGCTGCCTGTTTTGTAGTCCACCACCCACGCCATGTTCTCGTCGTGATCAATGATTAGCAGATCTGCTAAGCCACGCACCCACACATCCTTATCAAAGAACCCGCACGGTTGTAGCTCATGGTTCAACGCCATCTGAAACTCAGCGTGCTTCTCACCGTTCTTACTTAGCAGTGCGTCAATGATTGGCTGCATGAATGCAAACTGTTTAGGTATAGGCGTACCATCTTTCACATAATCTTCTGCTGCTTTGTGCAAGCTCTCGCCATACAGAATCTGTTCTGACTTCTTGACTTGATAGTTCTTCAGCACCCTTATTTCATGGTACTTACGTGGACAGTTTTCAAAGTCCTTCAATGCACTGTATGACCAAGAGAATTTCATGTGAACTTAACGCTCCGTATTACGCGATGCAGACGCCTACTCAGCGCCGTGACAAACGCTTCGTTTGAATAAAGGGGAGAGCGTTGATCGTGCAGTGCTGCGTGTACGATCTCATGCCAAAAGGTTTCTTCTAGTTCATCCCTTGGCACACGCCTCTTCGTGATGCGTATCGTTTGGGTTTGGTAATCTGTTTCACCAAAGACTGTGGAGTCGAGACTGCTATCCACAACCACACGATACTTCTTCTTACCCACCTGCACACTCTTAGGCATTGTGATCCGCATGTTTTCTCCATTATGTTTTTGCTTCGCCATACCTACGTGCATACCCTGTCTCCGCAGCTAGCGGTATTCCGGGCATGTACTTCGGTTCCATGATCATCTGCTCTAGCACCCATGCTTCAGCGGCATCAGCCTCAGCTTCCGGTACAAGAGCAACGACTTCATCATGTACAGTCAGCACGCAGGGATATCTTTTTTGTATCCTCAACATGCCGTCAGTCATTACGCAACG